ACCCGCCCCAAGGACTTCTACGGCTTCGATGATTGGTCGGGAGCCGATCCGCAAGACGACATTGACCGCATCACCGAAGCGCAAGTCGCCTGGGATGCGGCCTACGCCGCCCTGCCCTGGTGGCGGCGCTGGTTCGGCCTCTACTGAGCGCGTCACAATAACTGGTTGTCAAACACGGGGCCTCGGCGTATGCGTCGAGGTTCCGCTTTTTCTCCAAGGAACCACCATGACCGAGACGACCACCGAGCTGCCGGGGATCGAGCAGGCCGTCAACGCGGTCGGCAGCCAGGGTAAGCTGGCCGAGCAGCTGGGCGTTTCCCAGCAGGCCGTTCAGAAATGGGTCAAGCGCGGCTACGTGCCGCCCGGCCGCGTCGTCGAGATCGAAGCCTTGACCGGCGTGCCCAGGGCCAAGCTGCTCTCGCGCCGGTTGGCCAACCTCGTCGAGCAGGCCTGGGGAGAGTAGTCCTTGGCGCAAGAGGGAAAGCGCTACGGCGCGACGCCCGACGAGTGGTGTCATTGGGACTTGCTGCTGGGCTTGGGCGAGCACCTGCTGCCCGTGGTCAGTAACCCGAACGCCACGATCTCGGCACAGTCGAAGATGAAGGGCCTGGGCAAGACGCCCAGCCGCTACAACAGCTCGCGTGAGGTGGCCGGGTTCAGCGAGTGGACGAAGGTCAAGGCCACGCCCAACCAGCTGAAGGCCTGGAGCCAGGAGCCTGACTACGGCATCTGCCTGCAGGCCAGGGCGGTGCGCGGACTGGACATCGACGTTGACGACAAGCGCCTGTCCTCGGAGATCGCCAGCGTCTTCGCGGGCGAGATCATGTCGGTGTTGCCCGAGCGATACCGGGTTAACAGTGGCAAGAGGCTGCTGCCGTTCATCATGCGCGGCGACCTGACCAAGCGATCCTTCAAGGTCGAGGGCGGCCTGGTCGAGCTCCTGGCTGACGGCCAGCAGTTCATCGTGGCCGGCACACACCCTAGCGGCGCTAGGTACAATTGGGCCGGCGGTTTGCCCGACGAGCTCCCTGAAATCAGCGCCGAGCAACTGGAGGAGGCCTGGGCCGCCCTGGTCGCCGAGTTTGCGATCGAAGCGCCCCGGGAGAGCAGCCTGCGCCAGGTCAAGAGCGGCGCGGACCTGGACGTCGAGGACGACGTCGCCGAGTACCTGATCGAGCACTGGGAGACGTTCGGTGTCGATCGCGGCAAGCTCTATCTGACCTGTCCATGGAAGGACGGCCACTCCAGCGACAGCGGCGAGACCGAGAGCGCCTGGCTGCTGGCCGGCGGCAAGGGGTACGAGCAGGGCCACTACCTGTGCCTTCACGCTTCGTGCACCGGCCGTAAGGACGAGGACTTCCTCGACGCCGTCGGCTATCGCGCCGCCCAGTTCGAGTGCCTGCCGGCCCTGGCCGAGGAGGGCGAGGCCCCTTGGGACGGAGAGAGCCCTCGGCTCCCCCTCCCGGGCTTCAAGCGCGACAAGAGCGGCGCGATCGAGCCGCTGCTGGGTAATGTGTCGCTGGCCCTGGGCGAGGCCCACGTCACCGGGATGGACGTGCGCTACGACCAGTTCCGGGGCGAGCTCGTCTGGTCGGCCGTCGATCAGGCCGACTGGCAGCGGTTCGAGGATCACCACTATTTCGAGCTGCGGCTGCGCCTGGAGCGCATCGGCTTCAAGCCGATGGGCAAGGAGGTGGTGCGCGACGCTGTCTGGCACAGGGCCCGCGTCGCCGCGATCGACACCGCCATGGTCTGGCTCGACGGCCTGGTCTGGGACGGCGTGCCGCGCGTCGACAGGTTCTTCCCGACCTACTTCAACACCGAGGACAGCGTCTACGCCCGGGCCGTGTCGCTCTACGCCTGGACAGCGCTGGCCGGGCGCGTGCTCTCCCCTGGCTGCCAGGTGGACATGGTCCCTGTGCTGATCGGCGATCAGGGCCAGCGCAAGAGCTCGGCGTTCGCGGCCATGGTGCCGGGCGACGACCAGTTCGCCGAGTTCGACCTCAACGAGCGCGACGCGGATATGTCGAGGAAGATGCGCGGCACCCTGGTGGGCGAGCTTGCCGAGCTGCGCGGCCTCAACAGCCGGGACGAGGACAGCATCAAGGCGTGGATCACCCGCCGGCAGGAGCGCTGGACGCCGAAGTATCAGGAGATGGAGACGCGCTTCCCTCGCCGGCTGGTGTTCTTCGGCTCTGGCAACAAGCCCGAAATCCTGTCCGACGAGACCGGCAACCGTCGCTGGCTGCCGCTGGTGTCGGGCACAGCCGACGCTGTCGCCGTGGGTAGGGATCGCGACCAGCTGTGGGCCGAGGCCGCCGTGCGGTGGTCGGCTGACGGCGTGGCGTGGTCCGAGGCTGAGCGATTGGCGAAGGGAGAGCACGACGCTTTCCGCATCGTGGACGGCTCCTGGGAGGCCTCGGTCGAGCGCTGGTTGGACGATCAGGATATCGCTGGCGACCCCAATTCTGAGCGCTTGGACCTGTCTACGACCTCGGTCCTCGTCGAGGCCCTGAACATGGACGCAAAAAACATCAAGCGGGCGGATGAGATGCGAGTGGCCAAAGTTATGCAGGTTTTGGGTTATGAGCGGCACTTTCCCAAGATCGGGCGCAAAACTTTCCGCTTTTGGAGGCCAAAATCCACGACCTGACACGACCTCCACGCTTGTTGCGAAGGTCGTGGACGCCTTATGCCACAAGGCTTTCCACTACCTCCACTACCTTTTTAAGGGTTAAGAGTAGTAGGGGAATAATAGAGGGGCTGGGGGAAGGTTAAGGGGGTAGTCGTGGAAGCGTGGAGGTCGTGGATAAACGGATCGCGCAGAATTTGCAGAAATGGAGAAGAGCCAATGGCCAAGCCCAGCAACATCGGTCGAAAGGCCGGCGAGGATCACCACAAGGCCGAGCTCAGTTCCGAGGAGGTCGAGCTCATCCGCTCGATGTACGAGGAGGGGTTCCACAGCTATCGAGCGTTGGCCGTTACGTTTGAGGTTCACAAGGCGACCATCGCCGACATCGTGAAATATCGCAGGAGGGCGAGAGGATGACCAATTGGGTGAGAGATCGTTTCGTTTACGGAGGCCGGGCCGGCGGCGGCAAGACGATCGATGAGCCAGCCTGGGCGCGCGATTACGTCCCGCAACTGGACGACGTCGACAAGGCGCTTCTCGAACAGATGGGAGAGCGCCTGTTCCGAAACCGGATAATGGAGGAGTTGGGCTGGATCGAGGGCCACATTGAGCAGGGCATGAGAACAAAACTACCGAAGGTCAGCTGGAGGTCGCTCGCCCAACCACGTCGGCGCTTCGAGGGCTTGCTCTGGTGGTTGGGGTTCGGGCGATGAGCGCACTCCACCCCGGTGACGTAGCCCGCACCCGCGCCGTGCTGTCTGCCTTCACGCCGGAGCGGCCACTGATGGTCCCTGAGAGCGTGTGGCGCGAGGCGTCCAGGATACCGGAACTGGCCGACATGATGTGCCGAATGGAGAAGGTTCAGGCGGTATGCGTAACCAAAAGCTCGAAGCGATAAGCTTTCGGGATCATGGTGAAACTGACTGCTGAAAAGCAAATCGCCTTTTGCGCGGCCCTCGCGGCGACCTGCAACGTCACCAAAGCGTGTGCTGCGGTCGATATCGCACGCCAAACTGCGTATGAGTGGAAGCATGAAGACCCAGACTTCGCGGAGCGTTGGGCAGAGGCCTTGAAGATCGGAGCCGAGGCCTTGGAGGATCAGGCTAAGGTGCGCGCCTTCGACGGCGTGCCAGAGCCTGTATTCCACCTGGGCAAGCAAGTCTCCACGGTCACGAAGTACAGCGATACGCTGACCATCTTCCTGCTCAAGGGCGCGAACCCCGAGAAGTTCCGCGAGAACAGCAAGCTCGAACTCTCAGGCCATTTGGCGCTGGTCGATCTGTCCGAGGATGAGATCAAGGCCGAGCTCGCCCTGCTTGCTGGCCACACCCTGGCCAAACCCTCAGAGCCCGAGGACGACAACAGCGACCTGGTCTGATGGACTTCAGCCGTCTGACCCGCACCCAGCTGGAGCGCGCCCTGCTGCTGGCCAGGGAGCTCAAGCGGCGCAACCCCTGGACCGCACAGCAAGGGCCACAGGCCCTGGCGTTCAGCTCTGAGGCCGACATCACCGGCTACGGGGGTGCGGCCGGCGGCGGCAAGACAGACCTGATCGTCGGGCTCTCCACGGCCAAGCACAAGCGGGTGCTGGTCATCCGTCGGGAGAAGGCCCAGACCGAGGGCATCATCCAGCGACTGACCGAGATCGTCGGCAACACGCTGGGCTTCAACAGCCAGAAGAGCATCTGGCGCGTGCCTGTCGGCTCGGGCCCTCTGATCGAGTTCGGCGGCCTGGACAACCCTGGTGATGAGCGTCGCTGGCAAGGGCGACCGCACGACCTGAAGGCCTTCGACGAGGCCACCGAGATGCGCGAGGCCCAGGTCCGCTTCATCATGGGTTGGACGCGGACCAACGACCCAAGCCTGCGCCCCCGGGTGCTGATGACCTTCAACCCGCCGACGACACAGGAGGGCCGCTGGATCATCAAGTTCTTCGCGCCCTGGCTGGACCCCAAGCACCCCTGCCCAGCTATGCCCGGCGAGCTGCGGTGGTTCACCACGGTGGGCGAGAACCAGGACTACGAGCTGCAGGACGGTCGACCCTTCGTGCTGATCGAGAACGAGCCGACCTACGAGTTCGACCCCAAGGACTACAAGCCCGAGCAGATCATCAAACCCAAAAGCCGCACGTTCATCCCGGCGCGCTTGACGGACAACAGCTACTACATGGCGACCGACTACATGAGCCAGCTGCAATCCCTCCCCGAACCTCTCCGCTCCCAGATGCTCAATGGGGATTTTCTCGCCGGCGTCGAGGACGACATCTGGCAGGTCATCCCGACGCGCTGGGTCGAGATCGCCCAGGCCAGGTGGAAGGCCCGCAACGTCAAGCCGCCGATGGACAGCATGGGCGTCGACGTCGCCCGTGGCGGCAAGGACAACACCGTCCTGTCGCGCCGCCACGGCTGGTGGTTCGACGAGCTGCTGGTGTTCCCAGGCACCCAGACGCCTAACGGCCACAGCGTCGCCGGCCTGGTGATCACCCACCGCCGCGACGAGGCACCGATCCACATCGACGTGATCGGCGTCGGCTCCTCGCCCTACGACGTGCTCAACACCACCGGCCACCAGGTGCTGGGCGTCAACGTCAGCGAGGCGAGCCTGGCCAAGGACAAGTCGGGTCGACTGAGCTTCTTCAACCAACGCAGCGAGGGCTGGTGGCGGATGCGCGAGCTGCTGGACCCAGAGGCCAACAACGGCATCGAGCTGCCGCCTGACCCCAGGCTGCTGTCTGAGCTCTGCACGCCGCGCTGGTCGCTCTCAGGGGCCAAGATCAAGGTCGAGAGCCGCGAGGAGATCATCGCCGATCTGCGCGTCTCGCCCGACCGGGCCAGCGCCCTGATCCTGGCGTCGATGGAGACACCCAAGCGCCGGGTGATGCAGGCCATCGGCGGCTCGAAGGCCAAGAAGGAATACGACCCCTACGCTTGACCGCTGATCCCGGTATGCGTCACGCCTGGCTCGCGCGCGATAGTGCGCCGCATGGCCAAGCCCGTTCTCCGAGCGATCCGCGCGAGCGACTACATCGACCAGGCCTGGCCCCTGCTCGAAGCGCACCGCGATGAGCTGACCACGAACAAGGCCATCATGGTCCTGGACCCGATGCGCGAGCGCTACGCCATGCTCGACGACTGTGGCGCGCTGCTGACCGTAGGGGCCTTCATCGACGACGAGATTGTCGGCTATTCGGTCAACATCATCGACCACAACCTCCACTACCAGGGCCTGCTGGTCTGCCAGAACGACATCCTGTTCGTGCGCAAGGACTTGCGAGGACGCCTCGGCCTGCAGCTGATGCATGAGACCGAGCGCCTGGCCAAGGAGCGGGCCGGCGAGCTGCCGATCCTGCAGCTGTGGCACGCTAAGCCGAACACCGACCTCGAAGCCATCCTCCCCCGTCAGGGCTACAAGGTCCAAGACCTCATCTTCAGCAAGGTGCTCTGACCATGGCCTTGACCTCAACCATCGTCGCCGCCGTCGCGGGCGGGGCCCAGGCCTACCAGGCGAACAAGGCCCAGAACGCCCAGAAGGACGCCGGTCAGCGCGCCGCCGACGAGGCCAAGGCCACGGCCGCCGCCGCGACCCGGGCCAGCAACAAGGCCAACCAGAAGAGCCCGAACCTGGCGGCCCTGCTCGCCGGCAACACCGGCTCCAGCGGCGTGGGCTCGACCATGCTGACCGGGGCCCAGGGCGCAGCCCTGCCGAGCACGCTGCTCGGCGGCAACTCAGTCCTGGGGCTCTAGCGCGTGGCCGTCGACATCACCAAGATCGAGCGCCACCAGCAGCGCCTGGCTCAGCTCAAGACCGAGCGGCTGAGCTACGACGCCCACTGGCAGGAGCTCAGCACCTATCTGCTGCCGCGATCGGGCCGCTTCGGCGCTGGACGCCAGACCGATCGCGGCACGCGCAAGCACAACGCCATCTACGACAGCACCGGCACCACGGCGATCCGCATCCTGGCCGCCGGCATGATGTCGGGGATGACCTCGCCTGCCCGGCCCTGGTTCCGCCTCACCACCTCCGACAGCGAGATGATGAAGTTCGGCCCGGTGAAGACCTGGTGCGCCGAGGTCACGCGCAAGATGCTGGAGGTGTTCGCCAAGTCCAACACCTACATGGCGCTGCACGCCATCTACGAAGAGCTCGCCGTCTACGGTACCGCCTGCTCGGTGGTGATGGACGACTTCACCTCGGTGATCCACCACTACCCCTCGACCGTCGGCGAGTTCTTCCTGGCCTCGGACTTCCGGGGCCGGGTCAACACGCTCTATCGCGAATTCGAGAAGACCGTCGGCGAACTGGTCGGCGAGTTCGGATACGAGAACTGCTCAGCGACGGTCAAGAACGCCTACGACAACAAGAACCTCAACACCTGGGTGCCGATCGTCCACGCGATCGAGCCGCGCGCCGAGTACGACAACACCAAGCGCGACAAGGGCAACATGCCCTTCGCCTCCTGCTACTTCGAGCTTGGCGAGACCAAGGACGGCAAGTACCTGCGCGAGAGCGGGTTCAAGGACTTCCCCGCCCTGGCCCCCCGCTGGCAGAAGACCGGCGCTGACGTCTACGGCGGCAGCCCCGGGATGGAAATCCTGGGCGACACCAAGCAGCTCCAGCACCAGCAGCTGCGCAAGGCCAACGGCATCGACTACATGACCAAGCCGCCCTTGCAGGTGCCGGTCAACATGAAGTCGAGCGACGTCGACACCCTACCTGGCGGCATCACCTACGTGGACAGCACCGGCCAGAACGCCGGCATCCGCACCGCCTTCGACGTCAACCTGCGCCTCGACCATCTGCTGCAAGACCTGGTGGATGTGCGCGAGCGCATCCGCACCGGGTGCTACGCCGACCTGTTCCTGATGCTGGCCAACAACCAGACCGGCCAGATGACGGCCACCGAAGTCGCCGAGCGCCACGAAGAAAAGCTGCTGATGTTGGGCCCGGTGCTGGAGCGCCTGCACAACGAGCTGCTGGACCCGCTGGTCGAGATGACCTTCACCAAGATGCTCGCGGCCGGCGTCCTGCCGCCGCCGCCCGAAGAGCTGTCGGGCACTGAGCTCAACGTCGAGTTCGTCTCGATGCTGGCACAGGCCCAACGCGCCGTCGGCACCGCCAGCGTCGACCGCTTCGTCGGCAACCTCGGCGCGGTGGCTCAGTTCAAGCCCGAGGTGCTGGATCGCTTCGACGCCGACACCTGGGCCGACCGCTACAGCGACATGCTCGGCATCGACCCCGAGCTCATCGTGCCGCTGGACAAGGCCGCGATCATCCGCAAGGGCCGCGCCGAGGCCCAGGCCCAGGCCGCTCAACAGGAGCAGACCAACATGGCCGCCGACACCGCCCAGAAGCTCGGCGCGACGCCGACCTCGGGCGGCAATGCGGCCAGCGACATCCTCAATATGTTCTCGGGCTACGGCTCGCCATCTGGAGTGGAGGTCTGACCATGGCCGAGTTAGAAGAAGAGTTCGCGGAAGACTATTCGGAAGAGCGCAACGACAACATCGCTCGACGCAACGTCATCCTCGGCGGCGGTGCCCTGAAGGACGAGACCACCCCCCTCAACGTCCACTTCGACGTCATCGTCGTCGGCGCGACCGAGGCAGGCTGCATGGCGGCGCGCGAAGCGGCCGACGCCGGCTGCGAAGTGCTGCTGACCAGCGACCAGGCCTGGTTCGGCTGGATGTCCAGCGGCTACGGGCTGAACCAGCAGGACGTGAAGGGCTCCAAGGCCGCTGCCGTCGTCGGCGGTCGGACCAAGAAGTTCCTGACCTCCGTCGCCAAGCAGACCCTGCGCCGCAACTTCGCCCACTGGTGGAAGTACGAAGGCCAGATGCGCCCGCAGTTCTCCAAGCGCGCGTTCGTCGAACTACTGACCCACCCGAACATCAAGCTGCTGCCGAACGCGCAGCTGGTGTCGCTGAAGAAGACCGGCACGACCATCACCTCGTTGCTGCTGGACGTCGACGGCGTGCGCCGTCGCTATTACCCGACCGTGGTGGTCGAGGGCACGGCTTGCGGCGACGTGAACCAAAAGGCCCTGGCCTCGTTCTCGATCGGCCGGGAGGCCAACGCCACCCACGGCGAGACCAGCAACGGCATCATGGCTGCGACGAAGTGGGACAACAACACCGACGTCGACCCCTACGTGACCCCCGCGACCCCCTCGTCGGGCCTGCTGTTCGGTGTCGATAGCGGCGCTGCCGGCACGGTCGGAGCGGCCGACGGCCGCGTCATGGGCTTCGGCTTCCGCCCGTTCCTGACCAGCGTGGCCGGTGAGAAGATCAGCTGGGCGACCTACTTCGGCGGCGTCCCGCCGACCGACTACGACCCGCTGCGCTATGAGCC